TAATTGCGTTGAGAAAATCAGCATTACCACTGATGAAAAACTCATACCACAATATCGTTGTTGGGGGGTTCCGTATTCACCCTACGGTCGGGTACATGTAAACAAAGACCTACATGTTAGTCTATAAAATAAATACAATAAAATAAATTCCTAATATCCTTGCACACTCATTGCGGGAACTACCATCATGGGAGGAGTACCGGTAAAGAAGTGTAAATTAAAGTCATCAGCTGCCTGTCTCGTCAACACCAGATCAGCTGATCCTGTTCCACCTGAAGTCCACCTCTGGAATCTCAATCTAACTTTGGGAGAATCATCTGGCTCCCTAAAATATGAACTCGTATTAAATATACAGTTGGGAATGAAGTTTGCAGCTCCATCCCAATTAGTCACTCTAGTCATATGAGTCATACTTTGGTATGGAATATTGACTTCTCCATACGGATATACAGACCCTATAATAGGAACGGGAGCTGTATGTTGAGATACACCAGTAGACAAGGCTTTATAAGTTGTATTTGAAAAACCTGATAACTTATAATTATTCGTCGAGTTATCATAACTCTGGGGTGGTACCCAAGGGGCTAGACTATAATCACTTCCATTACCTCCTCCAACCAATCGAGAACGAATGCGCATTCCTCCTCTGTAGAAAGCAAAACATATAGCAAAAGCACTCATATAATCTGTTTCTCCTGAGAACTGGGTCGTCTGAAGATTTCCTTTGTAAGCGTTGGCTCCAACAGACCAAGTAGGAATGCTGAAAAACCAGGGATATAAAAAGTTGTTTACAATGGAATTAGCGGAGTTCGCAGATATGTACAAAAGCCAATTGTTATGTCTTTTCAATAACTGTCGCAAAGATAAAACTACCTCTCCTATACAGTAACGATTTGCGACGGCATCGGAATCAACCATAACTTTGGTTGTACCAATCCCTAAAGCCGTTTCAGTAGGATGCAGGTTAGCAGTATTTGTATCTTCTCTAATCTTTGGCAACTTCTTCATGGTCGCATCTGCTTGAGTCAACAAGTATGGTGAATTCGTAGTGTTACATGGTACAGCTACTTGAAAATCTTCCGCACCAGCAACTTCAATCAAAATATCAATTGATTGAGGCACTGTCGCTGGAGCTCGCAGTGTATTAATAACAATAAGTTGAATATAACCAATATGCTCCTGAACGTCATTCCAAGGCTTAGTATTTGCGTAGGGAACCACAAATTCGAATTCATTAGCATCTCGAATATCATATATTTCCTTGTGCAAGTACGTCATATCTGAAGCATTATTCACAGATGGATTATCGGAATTATTAAAATTATAACCTGGCAAGAATACTACGGCTAGGCGGCCTGAGTGAAATTCTGTTTTAACTAACTTAAACTTAAATTTTAATCCTCCTCTGTAAAAGCGGAATTTATCGGAAAAATAGGAAAGGGGGCAAGTATATACACCGCCACAAGTGGGTTCTGGGGCTGTAAAGAGGGATGGCCCTACTTTGAAACTAGCAACACTCGTGTACGGAATCTGGCTTGTATTCCATTGTATTGTCTTCCAATAGGAATATAGTGAGAATAAATAATTTAGGGACATTTCGTCGACATCATTGCCAGCGGCACTGGGTAAGATTTCTATCTGATTATCTTCAGTCAGACCAAAGTTATGGCTATTATCTTGTCCATTAACATTGATTGCTCGATCAGCTATACGTTGCGTCACTGGAGTTACACGTTCTATACCTAAAGGGTTCGAAAAACCTAATTGTTGAGCTGCATTGGCTGCAATACCAGCAAACCAACCTACTGGCCCAGCAACACTAGAAAGAAGGGGTACCTCAGTCATAATATTGGCAATACGTCTCACTCGGTCTATGTGAGAACTAATGGGGCCAGTGGCTCTTTGCTCACTAGAAGATTTATCTAATTTCTTAATTTTACTATTAGATTGTGTAACAATCGTCGAATTACTCTTAGTCGCATGCAAAAGTTGAACGTTTTCCAAACTAGCCCAGCATGTGATTTCAACTGAATCTCCACTAGTCACAGATTGTAAAGCACCATAAACAGTGCATCCAACGTGACCTACGGAACCAAAACCTGTTGTAAGATTATACGCTAGGTAAGGCGATACGTAGGGCACTCTCATTATTACTTCTGTGTCCTTAGCAATGTCAAATTCACATCTAGGCAACTGAGACTTCATCATAAGTGACCCAGCTCCGAGGTTCAAAGTATAGTGTTTATCTTTACCTCCAATATCGTCAGGGAACCAAGTCATCATTAATCGTCCTTGTTGAAATCTATTGGAATTAACTTGAAAACGAAAAACAAAATCGCACCTAAGACCAAGGAAACCAGTGACTTTTTGTGCGAGGGCAACGTTATTAATAAGAATGTCTTCAGGGAGTTTGATCTGAAAGAGCTCTGATCCAGCTGAATTTCCGACCCCCCACGCGTAGTTCTTAACGATGAAGGGTCTGGATAGAAAGCTAGAAATGTCATGAGAATTACCGTCAGAAACACTAGCTAAGAGACCCTGCAAATTCGAAGTCGGCTTCTCTAACGTTGTTTCATCGGGGGGTGCTACTACATGATTATCGGTAACGTCCGTTGTTATGTCAATTATTTGTGTTGTTTGTTGTTCGGCGATTCTCACATCTCGGCCTACACTTAGAATCAATGGTGTAGGTCCAACCAGATGGGCAGATATTGTTTATACAGTAATATACATTAAATAAATATTTACACTAGGCCTCTGTCTTCCCGTGTATGGCCTAACAAATACGACAGTGGATACTCTCTAAAGTCCTCTTGGCATCTGGAATTTAAAGACTAAAGATATTACCACTGAAGGTAGCCTTTTACCGACATGCTCAGGTCGGGGCCCCTTTATTTTTGAAAAG